AGCCTTATCGTCGGCAGCGTCAGATGTGTATAAGAGACAGAACATAAACAGTTTACAAATAAATTCAGTAGTTTTCTTAATGGCCAAGCCGCACACAAAACAGTAAAGTTTACAATATTAAAATTATCAATATTTATCAGCATTCTGACAGACGAAAAATAAAAAAGTCAGTATTTATCGAATGGCCATTGCAATAAAAAAAGCAGTAAGGACGAAATATCCTTACTGCTCAAAAACTTATTTTTACTATTTATCACGACAAAACCAGACGCGAAACACAATCATTGCTCTGTGATGACTCGTAATTCCGGGCGATAATTTCCATCCTAAATATATCCGCCATCGATAACGGCTGCTAATCGGCAGCGTGCAGTATAACATCCAGTGATTTCTTGACGACGCATAATATAGTTCATGTTTGCCGGTTTTATAGTCCGCATAGACTTTAACGCTGCCGGGCGGGATATTACAGCCGAACCACTCAAAAGCGAAGCCATAGGCGCAATTGCGGTAAAGCCAGAAGACACGGCAACAATACCGCTTAATGCGGTCAATTAACGGCAGCGGCGCTATGTTAATACTGTATTTTTTCCAACGGTTATATTCCGGTAAAATATGCCGCTCTACACGGTAATATTTGTAAAAGTCGTACCTGATGATCCTCGGAGCATATTTTGTCACGCAATCTTCAGAGTCCAAGCTGTCATCCCACGTTTGCCATAACCGCAATACCTCCGGCAATTCGCCGTTCTGGTCAGCAAACAATACGACAATCCAATTCGTGAGATAGCAAACAATCATACAGACAAGTTGCAAAGGAGCGTAAATAAACCACTTCATACTATCACCTCACCGCTAAGCCTGCGAGCAACCCACCGGAAATTAAAATCCACAAATTTCGCTGCCGTGTTTTAATTCGGATTTTCCGTTCCGCCTCTTTCTCGTACTCGTTCAAGGATTCCTCTGCTTTTTGCAATGATTTCTGCGTCTGTGCGTTCAAGGTTTTGGATAGTCTCAGCTGTTCGTTGACTATCTGTAATTGCTGTTGAGCTTCGCTCAGCTGCTTCTGTTGCTCTGTCAATAGCCTCTGCCTCTCGTTGCTGTGACTCTCCAGCGTTTGTAAGTCCTGTTCTAACATCGTCAGCTCCGTGTCGGAGATTTGATACATCACCTCTGCCTGCACAGACGAACCAAACAATGACGGCAATAAGAATAATGACACCAACAATAAAAATAAAATAAGCCTGTTTCTTCTCATACATATTACACCCCTTGCTCTAAGTAATACTGCGCTTTTTCGCGGATAATATCTCCGCCGCTTCCGTATCGGTCACCATTGTGCAGGATTTGTAAATCCCACCTACAATCTGGATTGCCACTGTACAATCCATAACCGTCCTCGTCCGCCGCCTCGCCATGCGTCATAAAATGATCATGGTCGATTGGATTATCAAAGACTTCTGCAATCACCGCTGTCATTTGCGCCAGCGTTTCAATCTGCGCTTCTGTTGGCGCATATTCGCCTAAATCTTCCGGCGTTCCGTTATAGCAAGCACATAATGCAACAGCAATACTGCCTGTGTTCCTGTGCCATGTAGCCCACGGAGCTTCGGTTATTGGTCTGGTATAGATAATTTCGCCGTCACCGTCTATGCAAAAATGATATTCGTTAAAAGTTGTAAAATGCCGCCCTGCCGTCCAATGATAATACGTTATAACGGGAAACGGGAATTGATAAAAGTAATCTCGATTTGCAGTTAATTCTTGCTTAAATTCTATTATATTCATTTTTTATCCTCCCTTTGCGGCGGTATTGTCGGTGGCTTAGGCTTTTCCTTTTTCGCTTCTTTTTCTGCGGCATCCGGTCTGCCGTCATGGTTTTTATCAACCAAAAAAACGGAAACAAAAGTAAAAGCCCCGACAACTGCCGGAGCTGTAAATTCCTTGAAAAATGAAATTAAAAGCTGCGTATTAGCAACGCCTGTCCGCCACCAATCATGTAACCATGCCGTCAATATCATTAAAAACAATATGATAAGTCCAATGCCGTATACATAGACAATCTGCATTGACGTTTGTATTTTTCTGCGGGCGGTAGGCAGATATGACACAGCTTTAGTCCATAGATTTTTTAATATGCCCTGCATATTACCCCCTAACCGATTTAATAAATCTGATAAAAGCGTGTCCGATTTTAATTATTTCTGCGTCCAGCATATTTAATTTCTCAATGATGGACGTTATTTCGCAAAGTACCGGAATGATCAAAAATGCGAAAGAAACAACGTAATCAAACCGCCAGCCAATGATCTCAACGTCCGGCAACAAGAATGACAGTACGGAAAAAGCAAACAGCACGGGGTACTGCACCGCCATTTTTAATACTAATGCCGTCCGCAGCCCTTTGCTGATTAAAAACCTGCACTTGCTGCCGTTTGGCAGCGTAACAGAACCCCAGCCGTACCAAAGGAAGGTGGTAATAATGTTGCACAGAGTATAACTCTTACCTGTGGTTTTTAAATAGTTGTTACACTCAATTGTAATGCGCAACATAACATCAGTGAACAATAGCGCAAGTGTGAAAAAGATAGTGCCTGTTATATCTACAACCGCATTTGCGGGGATAGTGCAAGTCAAACTGCCTATTATCTGCTGATATAGTGATGGTGACGTGATAATAATTTCATTCAAAATGACACCTCTATTATTTGATTACAGGGATATGGGTGCTATAAGTGATTTTCTTTAATGCTTCCAAGTTTTTTGCTGTTTCGATTGCGTTATATGCCGCCCGCCATTCTGCCCGTGCTTTTTTCATCGGTTCGTACTGTTCAGCGGTTAAAACACCCTCGATGAATTTCGTCACGTTATAGTCCGTATCTGACAGTAACTGTTTTAACTCTGCCAATTCGGCGGCTTGTAAACGAGCATATTCGATGGCGTCCAACTCTTCCTGCGTAGGCGGCAGCGGTGCCTGTAGTTTACCGTCACGATATTCATAATTACCGGCAATGGACTCTTGCCATTCATCCTCGGTTTGATTGATATATATAGCGTTCGGATAATCAGATTTTGCTTTTCTTGTGAGTTCTTCGATAGTTTCGCCGTGAACGCCCGTGACCAATGATGTGATACGTTCGCCGGATGTTTTATTATAAATTGATATGTAAGTCATATATTTTTTTACCTCTCTTAAAATCCGATAGCTAAGACTTGGCATAATGGGTTCCAGTTCATTTTAGGGAGCCATATTCCGGTTTTGTTTGTATAAGAATGCTCCGGCTGATTCCATTCGCCAACAGCATTTTCCTTGATCCACATGTTATTTTCTGAATTATTTTCTGTAACTTGCTTTCCAACATATAGTAGATTATTAAAAGCAATCGGGTAAGCGAAAAACGTATTACTATTTGCGCGTCCTCCTTGTATTATTAGACCGCCTTTTAACTTCACCCACCATGCGTTAGCGTTATTAACGTTCATACTGTCTATAGCAGTAATGTCACTCAAAAAGGCAATTGCAGACCACGGAGTGAATTGTTTATTACCAGGATAATGGTTTGTTCGAAACCACATGCGCCCGTTGTCGTTTTCCGTGAAAATCTGTTGCACTATATTACGCGTGTCATCTATCCCGTATGGCAACGATATGATAGAACCGAATCTCTGACTGCCGCTAATATTTACACCTTGAGCCCGTGTAAGTGTCATTCTGTTTAACTGTAGTGCTTCTAAAGCGATATTATTATCCTCATCACCAGAAATGCCTTTTGTGTAGACTATATAATTGGCACTATCAGCAGTACCCGTTGTGTCCTGATTCCCTATTTTGTTCACTCCGGGTAAATCTATATCAGCAGTACCGTCAAATGATACTCCGCCTATTTGTCTTGCCGTTTGTAGTCTTGTAGCACTATCAGCATTGCCGTCTAACGCCCCGTGTACAGTCGGTACGGTTAGATCACCTGTCAGTGTACCGCCGGATAGCATTAAAAATTTTCGGGCGATACCGGAATAATCTGCTGCATACCGCCATCGCGTCCATGCATTATTGATATACAGTCTGGTCGCCATTGATTTTAATGCGGTGTCATCCGTTACAGAATTATACATATTAGCGATATATAACTGCGCAACGGTATCCTGCATTAAAAACACGACTAATACACCGGACGTTACCATATTAGACGGTGCACCTTGTAGATTAAAACAGCTTTCGTCGATAGCGTATACTCCGGCGGTCATGATTTCGTCCCATGCATTGAACATACCCGCATTTAAATATGTGCGGCCGCCGACGTAACCTTGAGTAAATTGAACACCGTGCTGGTCGGCGGTGGCTGTAGCAGCATTCCCCGCGATGCCCGCGGCGTGAGCCGCCGGATTCGTATTATGATCATCTAATGGCGTTTTCGCAAATTTCGTCAGCGCTTTCTGCAGATTCTGCGATAATAATTGCGAGTCTTCGTCTTTCGCATCAAATGCTTGACTGGCGATAAAATCAGCTAACGCTTTACTCATCATACTAACCTGACGATATAACTTATTATGTAAAGCGGACGACGCAACGCCAGATTGCACGCCATTTGACCGCTGCGTGTGATTAGCATAATCCGTATCAGACATGATGTTTGTTTTCGATTCATCAAAAACTTTGAAATTATTATCAGCCATTCGACCATTCTCCTTTTTCATAACCGGCAAACGTTGCCGTGTCTAAGTCGTAAGCGAATAACGGATTCGCGGAAATCTGCATATTAACTCTGACACCCTCTGGTTTCGGTATAATATAGCCCAGTTCAATCATTTCTTTTAACTGCTCATCGTTGATGCCGACCAATGACACGTCAATCGTCATGTCTTGATTATCCCGGATTGATATCGTGATATCCGGCAATAACGCCCGCCATTTTCCCTGTAACGATTCAATGCCGCCGTCCCAATTCAATTTCGCAATCGTTGCTTTTAACAATATACGATATAAATCATCCGACAATATACTGCTCGCGCCGTTCTTCGCATTAAACGGCAGGACTCGAGATCGTCCAAGATACTCACCGATAACATCAAGCTGCGCGCCGACAGCTGTATCCATGGAAAAATCATCCGGCAAGTCAAATGATATCTGCATCGGATCGTCAGTGTAACCGAGCAGCAATTTCATCATTTCCGCATATTTCGGTTTATCACGATGCTCCGATGTGACGCAATCTAAATAACCTTCGTATAACGCCATGATTACACCTCTTCGGCTGTTACCGTGCAGGAATTATATTGCGCCACTTGATTAAACGATATCGGTATATTAGCAACGGTCGGGTTGCTGCCAGCAATACCTAACTTCACTTCGACGACACTAAAAGTTGGGTTCGTGATGTCGGCAATTGCCCGTGCCGCAACCGCCCAGATACTTGACAGATAGACTGATTGCCCGATTGCAAGGATCTGCAGATAATATTTCACATAATTAATTATTGCCGCTTCTACTTCTTTTGTATAACCGGTTAGTTTTTTCACCCGCACCTGCACGGCAACCTTCTTATATATAGGACGAAAGAATTTAATATTCGTTGGCACATTTTCGGTACTCAATACCGGTACCGTCGTTGTGCCGTATGTCCCACAGCCCGGTGATTTCCGCAGGTATATAGCTTTCGCAATATCCATATCGTTTCCACCTTCCACGATGGCAGAAATCGAATGTCCGGGAATACCGTTACTATCGGTTAAATTTGTGTCATTTTCCGAGACGGAATAACGTGTCACGCCAGACACTGCGGCAATAGCTCCTTTGGTCGATTCAAGCACCGTCCGTGACGGATTCGCAACTGAAATCGTCTGCCGCGCCCGAAGCTGTACATCTGTTTCTACCGGCTGCCCGAGCACTGCCTGTTCCGGATTCGTAACGGAGATCCAACCTTTGGTCGGCGTAACAATGCCCGTGACCGATCCGACCGTCGCGCTAACGGCACCTATTTTTCTGCATGTAGCAGTAACCGTAACCGTGCCGGAAGAACCAATATTTACTCGATACGGCAATGACCACTGCACATTATTTAAATCCCGCACGACCCCCCCGATAACCTGTGTCCCCGGCTCACCGGTTAATGTAACTTGCACTGTACTGTATGATGCCTTTTTTCGAGTCAGACCGTTAATTTTAACCAGCGCGTCCAATGCCGTGCCGATTGCCGTTTTCGGTGACCGGTTATTATAATCCAACTCGACAGCTTGAAATGTATCATAGATTTTCAGGGCGAAAATACTAATCATCTGATAGTCCTGACTGTCATTTCCGAGGTATATGTCCTGTCCGTAAATCTGCCGGAAATGATCTATCATATCATCCCGGATATCGTTATATGTCGGATAATGATATCCGGACGCGTCTATATACGGTTTAAAATATGCCATTACATTTTCACCTCCGATAACTGCACTTCGCCATAGTCCGTACTGACGGTGCAGGAGAACGTGTACTGCCGAGTGTCACCGTTCCAGTACGAATGAAATTCAATAATGTCCTGTACATGTTCGGTGCCGGTAATACGGTCACGCAGCAGCTGTTCTGCCGCCTTAATGTCATTGTGACCTAAGATTTTTTGCCAGAGCGGCAACCCGTCATTCAAATCCTCCCACCACTCGGCCAAAAACAGTAATAGCCGGGTTTTAACCGCCTGCGCGCAGGCCTCGCGATCTGTTAAATAATTTGCCGATCCGGCTCCGAATGTATAGTCGCCGTTTTCGTCCAGTCGTCTGTATTTCATCGTGGACCTCCTGTGCTTCCGCCGCCGGTTTTGACGCCGTCGTGAACATGCGTATTCATATTGATACCGGCAACTCTAAGCGTGTCGGCTATCGTACAATTCGCAGACGTCGTTACGTTGCCGTTGATTTGCACATCCGCATTTATCGTGACCTGCCCCGGCTTGAGATCAATGAACGTCCCGCCATCCTCTGTCCGAACCTGCACGGAATCGCCGGAATATCCCGGTACCGTATGCACCTGCGACCGGAACCCGACAATTGCCATGCCGTCAGACAGATCGTGTCGGCGGCGTTCTACCTGATTCTGCACGCCGCCGGATTGCCACCATGCGTCGATGCAGGAATCGGCAAAAATCACCAAGCATTCATCACCCGGCGAAACGGGCAGCGTAATGCAATAGCCGCCGCCGGAATATACAAAAAATGGAACGTTAATCAATATCGGTAATTCTACCCATTGATACGTTCCGTTTATTTCTATTTTTTCCCGAATGGTCGGCTGCACAGATACCGTCTGCGCCGAATAATTCACCTCGGTCACAACACCGGTAATCGCAACCCGGAGAGTGCGGGAAAAATCACTCCGCTCCCGCCGAGCTTTATCCAAATCACCGGCAGTTCGGCTTTCAATTGATATCACGATCTCACCGTCCCATCTGCAGAATCAACCATAATCGGAAGTCCGGATTTCCCGTTTCTGCCGATTCCTATAATCTCGGTCAACCACGTTTCGCCGTGTGTATCTCCGGAATGAACCAACGAATATACCTCGTATTCACCGGTCAGATCGAATCGGGTGTTCTGATCTGCGACTTTACCGCCCGCCGGTGACATATTCGGCTTCATCATCTGACCGGTGTCAACCGCCGTTCGCTGAATAATGTCATTGTCGATCTTAATTAACCCGTGGATTGTGACTGCAGGATTGAGCAGCATTTTTATTCCGATACCATCATCTGTATATTCCGGCGTGCCGACAAGCCCGGTCTGTGGCGTCAAATACAAGCATTTATCGTCCGGAATCGGATCGGTATATTTTCGTACTTCCAGCTTTCCATTATCAACCTGCACGAATGAATCGGTCGTCCGTGCCTGATCATCTAAGATGTCTGCCGGATAGCCGAAGCATACTTTGCCGCGTGGCAGCGTGGTCTCTGGTAAGTTTTCCGAAACACGCTCAATTTCAATTGGATAATATGCCAGCTTTGCCGCAGCTTCAATCACATCTCGAGGTTTACTGCCCGCAGCCAAAGTGGTACGAATAAAATTTCCGCCGTAAAAACTCTTGCCGTCAGCAGCGATGATCTCCAGCCGATAATTTATGCCGTCTTCACGGTTCCTGAATACTTGTATGATGTCGCCGTCAAATATCAACCCGTACTGCGCCGCATATCCGGCTTCAAGCTGGATATGGAATCCCTCTTTAATGATTTGCGCTTCGGTATCCGGAGCGAGGTTATAAATCACGATATGCGCAATAGACGGTTGTCCTAACGCATTTTTCTTGATTTCAAAGACAGTTCTGAGGTTCGATACGTCTAATGCCGTGGTTTCTTCGTATTGTATAAGTACATGCCACATGCGACCGTATAAGCCGAGATTGGCTGTCGTTGTAATTTCCTGTCTTGCGCTCATGCCGTATCACTCCAGACAAGCAACCAATCGCCACCAAGATTTTCTGCATTTGGATATTCATCCTCCATCTGGTGAGCGGGGATAATGCAAGCGGAACCAATCTCGAGATACGAGTATTGCTCCAGTATATTCTGCCCGGGCAGCATAGGTAGATTGTTGATTAAAATTAAACCGTTTGTGTCAGATACCGTCACATTCCAGTACCCGGCAATCTCGTTATACCGAGTAGTAAATACCAGCGTGACGTTCTTTCCATCAACCGGGATTTTGCATGAAAATGTATTTCGTGGCTTCGAAGTAATCGGTATAATCGAATACATCACTTACCTCCGATAGAATCGTTAATCGCAGATAATATGCTTTGATTATTCGCCGGAGAATCGGTATCAACCGGTTGTGCACCTGAATTGGACGATCCCGTGGTTTGTGAGCGCGCGGACACCTGCACTTCAGCGACTTGAGCTACATCAATCTGCTCAAAATGCAGCGTACAGTTTAAGCCGTGCAGGGTCTGTCTATCGTCGGGAGCTTCTGCGTGAACTAAGAGCATATTATGATACGTTCCCAGCCGTGTAACAATATCAACCGGCACTCGGGCTATAATCATATTCGCAAACAATGTCCATGCAGATATGCCGCGGTCACCGGTAACTGCAGGCTGGCCGGGCGGTGCAAAAAAATTGGTAATCGGAATTATGCTGGTGGCTTTGTTATAAACATCAAGCACCGTGTCAAATAACCGATTTCCCGTTTTAATTGACCGCGCGTAGACCTCCGCGTCCGATACCATTACATCAATATCAATTTCCGCCGGGAGCAATATCGCGTGGTCGGTCATAACAGAGCCGGATTGTACCGGATAATGCGTTGCTTCCACAGATAAAGAGTGGTTCGTACGCATAATACCAGAAAATGCAGCTCCGCCAATTGTCCATTTCGGTGTATATAAAATATAGTCCTCAAAATTATTAAACGCAGTGGTGTAATCCAGCAGCGTTTGATTGTTAAATACTTTTGCAACATCTTTAGTAAAATCCGTCCAGCTGGCACGGGATGATGTGATTTCTTTTCCATAATCTTTGATTGACGTAATTAAACTCACTGCATACCCGCCCCCCTGTCGTAAATATTACCGATATCACGTTCCGGCAGTACCTTTCTTATCTCCGATGCCGCTGCACGTCCAATGTCCTGCGGATCTGCGTCATTTCCGTACACGTTAATTGTGACCGGCGCATTCACCGTATTTTTAGAGCTGCGGGAATCGGCAAAGCTGCTTGTCCCCACAAGATTACTGACAGTACCTGTCCACTCGCCCCACTTCGTTTTTATTGCATTCCAGCCGTTTTCAAGCACCTTTCCTGTATTAGCCGCCCTTTCCAACAATGACGGACTCTCAGACGGCGTTACATCCGGTTCCTGTGGCGGCGGTGGCGGCGGGGGATTATTCCGCGCCCATTCGTCCGCTTCCTGCTGTATAATCGCTTTCGCGTCAGCACGTTCCGAATTCCAGCGGTCATGCAGATTTTCTGCCGTGACGCCCTCGCTGTTTCCGGTATATTTCATTCGCTCGTTGTAAATTGCGTCAATTAAATTTTGCTGTGATTCTGCCGACATATCAATTGCGCCGGCACCGCCCAGATTTTGAATTGCTCTTGCAATGAGTTCTGTGCCCGGTCCGTGCTGAACGGCGACAGACCATGCGGCTTCGCGGACACCGCGGGACTGCTGATCTAAATTCAATCCTGTTTCATTCAATACGTGCTCGACCTGCGGCGCATAATGCGTTCTTGCAATATACTGCCGCTGTGCTTCGCGGAATCCTTCCGGATCTTCGCTCGCAATATCGCGCCATTCCTGATCAAACCCTGCAGACCCGATATCTCCTGCATTAGTCAAGCGCGAATACCATTCCGGATTCGTTTCAGCAAGCTGTTTTAGAAAATCGGGCATATTCGCCGGAATAATCTGCCAGCTGCCATACGCTCCACCGGAACCCCCTGTGGTACCCGGTGCGCCCTCATATTTTTGAGAAAGCGCACCAAGGCGCGGGTCCGAAATATCGACACCGCTGGAGAACATATTGCCGATGAGAGCTTTTGCTCCGGCAAAATCTCCGGTTAATAATTTCCCGATGATATTCGCAAATTTGCCAATGCCGGAAATCATCTTCGCAATAATAACAACAATCTGTTTCAGGACTTTTTTAAATGACGTCCAAGAGCGAGTTTTACTTGTAATGCCGTCACTGATTTTGAAGAATTTTAGAATTCCGTCAATCAGTGACGATATGCCATTTACTAAGGACGTAACACCTTGGCCGAGCGAATCAAATGCTTCTGAAAAAGCATTGACTGTTTCGGTATCGACAACGTAACTCCATAGCTCGGACAGTTTATCAAAAAAGCTCTCGCCGAGGTATTCCGTAATGTCATAGAGTGACTTAGCCAATCGCTCAAACGCAGCGACAAATGCCTGTAAACGTTCGGAATGCCCGATCCAATGAAAAAATCGGCTGACATAATCAACCATGACCGACCATGCTTTATTACATAATTCTAAAACACGGTTCAGCTTCTCCCATTGCTCTCCAAACAGGCTCTTCTTGCCGTCCATGTAGGCAAAATAATCATCCAAGAGCAGCAATACACCGCCGATCGCCATGGCCATAGCACCGATCGGTCCCGCAAGGAATGCGGCAATTGCAGTACCAAGCGCAAGAAATGCCACTCTACCATTATGTGGCAGCCGCTGCCAGAATTCATTAATACGCTTTCCAATGCCAGACAGCACACGCCAGACGGCGAATGCTATATTTCTGATAAATCCGAAGCCTGTCGCAATCGTTCGTGTGATGCGTGGCAGATTAGTGATGATGTATTCATTCATAGACTGCAGCGTTTTTTTTGCGTTGCCGAGCGGTCCCGCAAGGTCTTTGACAATATAGTAAGCGACCCACTGCATACCGGCTGCAATTTCCTGTTTTAACCGCGTGAATTCAAATGCCAGTTCCTGCACTTGATTCATGGCGGCCTTATAGCCGCCGCCTGCAGTCATTGCCGCACTGTCGGACAATAGCTGGCGATACTGCTCGCGGAGCTTCGGATTAATCTGTACTTCATTAGCCGATTTTCCGAGAGCGTCCAACGCCATCTTCATTTGCTTCGCCTGCCCGGCGGAAACAAACATTGTCCGTCCCAGCGTCTCATATGCCAATTCCTGATTACCCATGGATTTTACAAGCGATACACCGGACGCAACAATGCCGCCAATAGCCGCGGTGATAAGTGTACTGGCTTTTGCTATTGTTGGTGCCAGCGATTCCATCCCGCTCACCATCTGGTGGACGGAGTTAACCGCTTTCTGCAGTTCTGCTACCGACCGCGCGTCGACATCAGTACCCAGCTTGACCAGATATTCTTCAATGTAGTTTGCCGCCACTATGCATCACCCTCTCTCAAACTTTCTGCGTATTCCTGCGCCCTGCGTTTGTTCTCCGCCTGCAGAATGATCATCTCGTGGGCATCAAGAAGATCATCAAGGTCATACGTCCCGTCAAATACTTCCCGTTGCTTCCACATGCCCTGCATAACCGGCAGGTACGCAAAAGCATTTATATTTACCGGTTCTGCGACGGCGTAACCTGCTGAATCCCGGACAATAGGGAAGTCAAGCCGTCTTCGCCGAAAAAACCGGATAAATTAAATACCAGTGCCTGTGCGGTAAGCACGAATACAGCAACTGCCTCTTTTTCTAATCCGATAACCGAGAAATTCCCGGACGCATCAACGACCGGCGTCGCCCCGGCAGGCAGGATTTCCTCGCAGACCTGCAGGGCGGCAGTCTGCAGCTTGCTAAATTCGTCCTCGCTCATTGCTATGCTTGATACGATATCTTCTGGATTAACCACTTTAGACATATCCGTGATGGTTTCCGCGTCCGATTTTAACTGCAGAATGGACGGCAGAAAACGCGACATGACGGTATAGAGGATGTAACTGCCGGTGCGGGCATCAAATTTATTAATACGGAATTTTCGCTTCTTTCCGGCAACCGTGAGTTCAATATCTTTGTAATTCATAGTTCACCTCACGCACGATTTAAACGCTGTATATCACCGAACAGCAGCACCCAGCTGACATTCTGTCCCTGAGATTCAAACGGTTCATCCGGTTCTTTTTGAAACGCACCGTAAGAACAGGAAATCGTCTTGCTCATTTTCGGAGCGCGAATTGTCAAACTGATCTGCGCCCATTCATCAGTGGATGCAGACCACAGATAATTAAACAGCCCCTGCAGCCAGTTATGCAAAGGTGACGTCTGCTGCGCATTGATTGACACAGTACCGTTATTCCCTGCAATTTTGCTGGTCATGACTGAGCCGTCGGCCGCGATATTCTGCTGCGAACGTTCAGTCGCCTTGCTGACGGAAAAATTACCGATACCCTCGCCGTTAACCGAAAACTGTCCGTAGGACGGATGCGAAATAACGGCGGTAACGTCGGTGAAAGAATAAGTTGAGTATCTCATGTAATAGCCTCCTCTTAGCGATTGACATCAACTTGCACAACAACGGAATGAATAGCCCCTGCGAGCTTCAGTGCGATATAGATCGGCGGTGCGATACGGTTATCACGATCGGACTGGGACTGCTTGTCAATCGGTTCCGACTGAATCAGATACCCGTTCGGAAGCGTATCGCCGGCTGTGAGGTCGAGAATATCATTTCCATTCCAGACGCCACCTGCAAGGAATCCGATCTTGTTATATTCCTGACAGACGTCTTCCAATGCTCTGTGCAGAATCGTCATTCCGGCTTCGGTCTGCGGGACTTTAGAGTTCTGTACTAGCCGATCCATAATCGCCAACTGGCAATCATTTTTGAATTTATCAAGAAAGACGATCTCGTCAAAGAACGAACCGTCAGCCATCACGCCTTCTTCCAGCATGTTGTAGTAAGTGCCACGGTTTACGTAGACGTTACCATTTGCACCTTTGATTTTCGTTACGGAATTTGACGGGAACACGGAAGTGGCATTCTCCGTTTCCACTCCGGCAAGAGTTTTGAATTTTAGCGTGAACGCAGAGTTAATCGTACCGGTCATAAATGCCATAGCATTTCCGATGGCGGCAGCCACAGCGTCGGGATGTTTCGTGGAAAACAGGCCGAAACAACGGCGATACAGTTTGTTCTTCGCTTTAACGAACACACTGTTATCTGTAGCGGCAGCGTCATTTTCGGCGTCGCCGGAAGTGTAAGCATAGACCGTATCCGGCGTACATGAATTCGTGTATTCGAGATTTGCCAAGTGCTGTGTGGCGGTCTGATCCTCGCAGACGATACCCACATACCACTCATAATTAGCCTCGCGGCACGCTTTGAGAGCCTGTACAGCGGTTTCTGTTACAGACTTCACCGTGGCAATACAGCCGACCATGAATTTATCAGGTTTTTTATTCTGCCCCATAAGCAGAGCAGCGGCTTTATACAGGCGGTCGGTGAGTTTGAACCCATCCTGCAGCATTTCATCCAGAGATGTATACTCGCGGACGCGTTCTGCTGCCGGAATAATATCGGTCTTGCCGATCAGGCAGCATACATTGAATCCTTTTCTGACTGCAGATCGCTGAGAAAGATTAACAATAATCTTGACAACGCTTGTCAGGTCTAACGGTTTAAGCGGCATATTAGCCTCCTTTTTAATAATCAGGGAGCATTAACACTCCCTGTAAAATCATCTTGATTACCAGAACTGGGCACGGAATCGTGCGGAACGGTAAGTGTGACGTGTTCAATAGCTCCAACGTTTTCCGTGTCAACGTAAAGTTCGTTGTAGCGTAACGTCATATCAGACCGTTCCCACCATTGTCCGTTAAATAACTCCGGAGAACGTACGATAGCAGGATTTGTGGGAACCAGACACACGTTCTTACTCTCGAGAGTTCTGCGTGTCTTCTCCCAAAGGACACCCGCACGCACCTGATCCAGCCATTCATGCCCATCCGTGCCGTAGCACGTCAGCAGTATATCCCAGACCCGTGTTCCGACGTGATCACGATACACGGTGCCGTCTTCGGTATGATATACCGGCGTCCGATCGTTACCGTAACTGTCGTCGGCCTCATGCAGGTATAAAAACAAAACGGTATCCGAAATCTTGAACCCCGGTGCGCCGTCTGTTGGGTACGACACCCGCACCGTAGAGCCGTTCACCGGCTGTTGAAGAATGTCACAAATTGCCGTGCGGAGCAAAGACTGCAGAGCTTTAATTTTCATTTGTCCCGTTCCTCCCGAGCATAATTCCGATCATCTTCGTATAGCCGGAATCCTGCCAATTCTCAAGATGCATAATTTTATAAGTATTGCCCGCATACCGTAGGCGCGGCGGCGGGCTGGCGGTTAAATCAAGGTCTATCGGCTTGCGTGTCCAGAATGTGATTGAGCCGGATATCCGGTCGGCTTCCGGAAGCATCTCCAGATCGTCTTTGCCCGTCGCCCTCACGACACCGCTGACCGTTTCCGGAGCGGCCTGTGATACGACATACTCGCCGTCCTGCCACTCGCCCTGATTTTTAACAATCTGGAACGTAGTGACGAAATCCGGATCATCAAGCAGAAACGAAATATCCAGCATACAATCAATCCTTTCTGACTACATAAGTGATAGCCTCCTGCATGGCACCGGTATCGATGAGCGGGCGGCTTGAACCTTTCAGCACGATCGTTCGCGGACTGTTCGGTGCCCATCCATTACGCGGATCGGTAAACCATTTCTTGGCGTACGATGCCGCCAAATTACCCGCACTTCGCAAGCCTCGGTCATTCTTAGTCTGCAGATATTGTTTAACGCCGGTATTCATCGCCCGGGCAATAACGGCTTTATTAGCCGCGATGGCAGGTTCAAGGACAGGACGCGGCGGCGAAGCCCACAACGGGGAGCCGTGAGTTTGCAAATACAACTCATGCGCTGCGCTGTATTTCATGCCGCTCTCGACGTTCTTATCCATTTCCTGCCGCATGGCTTTTCTGCGGATGCCGTGGGTATGCAGGTAGAGCAGTTCAGAGCTGGTTACCGATTCGCCGTCACGTGCCGTTCTGTCAGATGGTATACCGACTAATACGCCGATTTTTCCCAGTTCTTTCATGCGGGCTGCCAAGTCAAAATCGGCGCGTTGCTTCTTTACTACAGTCAAGCCCATATCATCACCAGATTGTCATACCGCCCATAGCGGCGACTTTTGCCAGCTGCACAAACTGCTGACCGTAAACCGTCTGGGAGAACGTCCCCCAACCTGCCGATTCACTCGCGACTGAGCCAAAATCATACCCGACAGACATATCCGCAACCGATTTACTCGTAGCGACACCTCGAGATAGTCCGGCATTGATAATCTGCTGCGTACTGGCACCTTCCGGCGTGGACGACTGCAGGTATAGCGTCAAAAAATGGGCAATATATAACCCCATGCCCATTTCCCACAAGTCATTCCAACGGTCATACTGCAGGCAGTTCATAGCCATCTTGAGCCATGCTTTTCTGACAACTTCCGGCACGTCTTTAAACTGCGGATACATCGCGAGGAAATCATCCATTGTATATGCGGGATTATTATCACTGCTTCGCACATTCGACGCAGCAGCGATAATCCCGTATATATTCATCAGTCACCTCTGGCCGCTTTGACGGCTTCAAGAAGTTCAGCTTTTGTGGACTTATCAGACAATTCCAGTCCGAGTTTCGTGCCCATTTCGATGAGTTCCGCTTTCGTCATATCGTCCAGCGGATCAGTATCGGCAGGCTTATCGTCAGGGATTGTGATGATTCCGTCCTGCACCGCCCAGTCAAACATCGGATCGGCTTTAATCCAATCCGGCGCGTCAACCAAATCCATCTCACGGATGGTAAAAATCGCCCCGGTTTCCGGATTGCGGAACCCTACCCGTTTATGCGCAAAAATAACCATAGCTACCTCCTTGATTAAATGCCGTCACGATAGACAAACGGTTCAGTGTAGTGGACTTTAACCTGACCGACAGCAGACACATACAAGCTGTCGTAGGATGCATTAGCAACTACCGGCTGTGTCATTGCACGGGTGAGCGGAACCGGAACATCCATACCGACGAAGCGTTCTTCATTTACATAGCAGATCATGCGGTCTTTCTGGCCGACGCCTGCTTTTTCGCACCAGCGGCATTCGCCGATAAACAGGTCGACGCCCTTATTCTTGGCAATGTTATTCTGCTTTAGATATTCAAGAATGGAGATTGCACCGTTCACGCCGGCGATGGAAACCATAGTAGTTACCAGATACCCATACTGTGTCGGCGGAATCAGAATATGGTTCGGAATAGCAGTCTGGTCGTACCCGGAAGCAGCCCAACCCGCCATAATAGCCTCGTTGATATCCGTGAGGATTTCAAGCGGCGTTTTCTTCTTCCATTCAGTCGCGGCCGCAGCACCTGTAGCAACAGAAACCGGTGTTACTTTAGACTGGTTTACCAGCCCTTCAGTGCCGTAATCAGCATTACCGATATAAGTATTGCTGTCCATGTACTTGTCGTAATCAAGACGGATACCGGTGTTGTAAATCTGTTCGATAGAGCGTCCGGTTACAGCACCGCGCTGCATATCCACAAATTTAACACCCATGGTGATTTCATACGGCAGCACCTTAAATACGTCTTTACCGACGTTCGCCTGAATCCTGCGAATAGCATTCTGAATGCCGCCAGTTTCGGAGTTACTGCCGACCGCCGCATAGTCGACATTCATCGCGCTGGTGGATTCTACCCATCCGCCGCCGGACTGAATACTAATATCACGGGGATATGTAGTGCTTGTCAACGGTTCGCGCAGTTTCGGATCGATTTTTTCAAGTTCGGACACAAGAAAGGACAGACCGCCGGAAATAGCGGAGCTGTCAAAAGTCGGTACGGCGTTCCCGTACATGGACGGCATCGTGATTTTTCTACCCATAATTATTATTTACCTCCTGTTAAACGCCCTGACGGGTTACAATAACGACCTCGGCGACGTTATTCGCATCTTTACCGGTCGCCCACTTAGCATTAGTAAGCTGTACTGTATTTGTTGCATCTGCAGCTGCTGCGAATTCTCCCATTTTGTGACCACTTGCGGCTGCTTTGTATACATGTACGGCACCGCCCACAGTCGGATTCCCTGCAACACATTCAACCATGACCGCACCGCGTTCGAGAATATCGCAGTTTTCATTGGCTGCATAATATCCGTGGTTCTGATCAGGATAAACGAGCGCGGACTTTACACGGCGCATAGCAACGCCTGCAAATGCAGCAGCGGTGCCTGCCCCTGCACCCAGTAGCGTGCAGGTTCCGTCAGCACCGATTTCAACGGCAGCACCGAACGGGATATTCGCAGCACCTTTCTTTACCGGTCTGGTACGAGAAATTTCATCCCCCTGACGGCTAATCTGTCCGGGATATCCGAAATTAAGAGTTTTTCCAATAACTGTTCCTGGCATAATTATTTACCTTCCTTTCTGTAATGAGGATTCATTTTTCTGCAGGCTTCCCCGAAATCGGATTCGTGAGCCATGCCATGGTCTGTAGCTTTTGCATGCAGCATTTTAGCGAAAACTGAATTATCCTTTTTCTGCGGTATCAGTGCGCCACGAAGTCCATCAACGACTTTCTGCCGCTGATCATCCGGCAATGCAGCGATAGTCGGTTTAATCGCTCGAAGAATAGAACGAGCTACTGCGCGGTCAACAGTCGGTTTTTCGTCTTCATCGTCCTCGTCTTCGGTTTTAATATTTTCCGGAGCTTCAGTGACGGACTCCTCGTTATCAATCGGATCTTCATCTTCAGATAATTCTTTCTCGAGATTGTCCAGATCGTCCGGTTTTTCGTCGTTCATGCGCGCTTCCAGATCGGCGATGCGCTTCATGAGCGGTGCGAACGCTGCATCAAGTGCTTTTTTTACTTCTTCTTCCGGTACGTCTTCATCTTTCACTTCCGGCTTTACTTCCGGTTTGGTCTTCGGCTTTTCTTCAGGTTCATTCACCGCGTCCATAGCTTCTTTCAAATCTTCCGGCGTGGTATCTTCATCTTTCGCAAAGACCGCCAGCATTCGACTTACAATATTACCTTTTTTACTCATTGTCTTACCTCCGTTTTTAATAACTGGTTTTTCATCCCTGATGGCTACTCGACTACCGGCTCGACCGTTATTCACGACCGCTATATGATTGCAGACAATATTACATTGTTCCAATCCGCCGTCGCATTCCCGATAATCACACAGATACCCTGCAGATATTTCACGCTTTCCTGCTTCAATCTCGGATATAAGCGTAGCATCATAGATAATTAAATCGCCGATAATCAAATCGGCATTTTCACCGGCACCCCTGCGGACATTCGCACAGGTACCACGGATATAACCGGTCGCATTTCCCGGTTCTACAAATTCAGCAGGATGATCGTCCGTTACCGGTTTTCCCTCAAAGCTCGCTAAAGTAGACTTCTTAAAGACTTCTTCCGGTTTTCGGTACACTTTCACGATTGAGCTATCGCTCATTCCGACCTCGCTGCCCAGGTAGTCCTGCTCACCCGTCCGAGCAAGCGGGACATTATGACAGATTAAAAAGCCGTCCGTCGTCCTCGTCATGTTGGGCGAAAAGCGGCTTCCGTAATAAGCCTGCATTATATCAGACCTCCTACCATTTTAATAACTGCCGATTTGTTCATACGTGTAATTTTTCCGTTTTTATGTACCGGTACCGTGTCCGGTATTTGTTCCGGCACAATAACCGGCTCCGGCGTACATCGGCAATTAAACGTGCCGCCGGGCGGATATCGACCATAGGGCTTCTGATATCCGGGAAATAACGCCTCCGGATTCGGCGGATCATCCCAAGAGCACAGAACGCCATCCATTTTTTTATGCGCCGATCGGGAGCGTTCATCCCGCACGCTGCGCCAGAAATACCAGTTGTGTCCCAGATCCTGACAGTCCGCCTGAATCATAGCCGTGTGATACTTCGCCATTTCCGTGCGGGCAATCAGCTTTGACCTCGCCCGCGTTCGGTTCGGAAACAGTTTTAATATTTCCGCTTCGATATCTTCAGGTCTTCGTCCTTTCGCTGCCTGCTCAGCAGCGTAATCGCTAACCTGTTCAGCAGTGGACAGCGGCAGTGTTCGGATTAACGCGGCATTTTCGCGTATCATTTCCTGCACGCGCCTGCCTCGCTCACCGGCCATGGATTTTATCAAGCGCATATACATTTCACGCGTTTTAGAGTTATAGCGTGCAGCCTCACGCCAGTTTCTGCCGACATCAGCAAACAAGCCGGTAATCATTTTACCCGCCAGAGCTTCAGAAAACGCCCTGAATTCCTCGGTTTTTGACCAAGTGTCCATCGCCCGCTTAAATGCGGCATATGAGCTGCAGTCGCGGCATGTAAAAAGCGCCTGCTTTAACAGACGCTCCAATGCCCGCTGATACGCCAGCTCAATTCGCCGCCTTGGCTCCCATAGTGGCATATATAACCTCACAATTGATTTATCATCATAAGAGATATATAATCAAGACAGAAGAGATCAAGGTTGTTAGAAGAGTATGTCTTTCTAACGTAAAGTCATGAGAGTTAATCGTCTTCATGACTTCCTTGATCTTTTTTTGTCATATACAAAATATCCGGTAACAAGAAAATTCAGTTTATCATTGAATATTTCAGGAGAAATAATAGCTTGATACTTACCTTTAGTAATCACAAAACGGCCACGCTTATTTATTTTCAACGTTCCATTTTCTATGGTGTCGGATAAATGCGAAACAAGTTCATCGACATCTTCATTTTCTTCCTTGCGACGTTTAATAATATGCTTCAGCCCGACTGCATCATTTCCCCAAATTAACGTAATGTCATCAATATCAGAACGAATAAATGCATTTTTGATATGCCCATTTTTACAATCAAGTAATTTTTGGACGGCAGCATCTCCGTGAGGAGCTTTATGCTCTTGCCCTAATAAATCAAGGCTTTCCTGCTTAAAGCCAATACTATTACCGCCACCGGAGCCACCGCCAGCAAATTTACCGTCATCACTGCGCGGATGTTTGCTTTCTTCAAAATCGGCGTCCTGCGTTTCCATCGAAGGCATGCCGGGGATATCCATTTCACCGGCGGCTTCCGGCTGATCAGACGCTGCTTCGATCTGCTCATCGGTAATGTTCGTCCACATGCCGGTCAGCTTGCTTGAACCCTGCAATTCACGGAGCGCAGTCTTTTCTGATACCAGCCCCGCCGTATACGCCTGCACGACAGCTGCCGTTTGCTGGCTGCCAAGGCTCTGTTTTTCATCATTACTCGGGCGGCGTACCGGATTAAATATATAATCCAAATCATCAGGCACCGCTCCCAAAGCGGACATGCAAACAATCGGCAGCAGCTTATCAAGCACCGGACGTAACTGCGATTCCTGCGACTGCTCAATGGTGTCATAGTAATTATCCATATCGGCATCGCCGGTGGAGTTCATCCCTGCAGGCGACCGACCAAATAACTTTGTGACGGGAATCCCGCACGCTCCGGAAACATCCATCATAAACCGGTCATAAACCTCGCCCAGACCGGAGAATGTATACTGGTGGGATTCGTAGGAATCATCTTTCCCAAGGATCTGAATACCGTTATTATTCAGCATCATATTCAATCCCTCGAGCGTATTATATAAAGCCTGCTGCGACTTATCGCCGCCGTACGCCAGGAGCTGCTCCATCCCGTCAATTTTCATAACGCGGATGTTGGCCATGAACGTTAACAGAGCGATATTCCAAGAAACATTATCCCGCTTTTTCAATTCCGAAAAAACATGTTCCATCTCGGACGTTCCCCAATAGTTCTCGGCCAATTTCTCGAGATACGGCATTTCACGGCCGGAGAACCGGCAGACGCGGCTGTTGTGCAGTCGGATAACGCCCTGCCCTTCCGGCAGCGTAACCTCATAATATTCCGGCATACCGAAATCGGGATCGGTTATATCGGTAATCAAATCGGCACTCGGCATTATACCAGACCACCGATCCATAATGAGCAAGCCTTTAAACGCCCCCGGCATCACACGATCCAGATCCAGCGGCTCATCCATGCGATCATCCTCACCGTCAATCATAATGATTCCGGCAGCACCGCCATACAGCCGTCCCCAGTACAAACCGTTTAATATTTTCGAGTGCAGGCGCGTCTGACGGATAATTTTTGATATTTTCTGTATCTGGTCGGGATTGATATCAGACTGGAAATCATAGCCATTCTTCATCATATCCTGCGGGATAGTGTTAATGATTTTCTGGACGACCCAGTGCGACCGGTACAGAGAGTTCAACACCTGCCAGTTTTGAGTAAACCTCGTTAGCGGATATTCTGTCGCCTCGAGCAGATTCGGCATACCTGCGCCGCTGCGGGCAAGCGGATTCACAAACTCATCCAGTGTGAGTTTCCGCCCCACATTCCGCCCTGCGTCGTTCGTTAAGCGGCGAGCTTTACTTTTCTTCTTCATAAGCAGACAGCCTCCAGCTTTTAATCATAGTTTTTACACAATAACGCATGGCATCGCATGCATGGTCTGATTGTTTGACAGGCTTTTCCTGCCCGTGAGTTAATGCGGCTTTTTCGTCCCAGACGTAGGACGCCAATTCATCCCGCGTATTTTGACACCGCTCATGTATATGCAGGTGTAGTGTCCGAAACAGCATGGCCACCATACGGATTCCGTCATTCACGTCATTATCCGCGTCCTTAACACGATACCCCGCCTGTCGCAGTAGCACCTTGAAGCTGGCGGCGGACGGGTCAATAATCACATAATCGGGATCTTCGTCGCCGACAAATTGCTTAAAGTCTTCCAAATACTCGGCATCGGATTTCTGCCGCTCCTCTTTGCGGGAATTGTAATAATATTCTTTGTCTAACCAGAGGTCGGTGCCATCATCGTAAATATCTAAAAAGACCATGGGATTAATCGTCCCATAGTCTATGGAAATATATCTCCGGCTCCGGCCGCGCAACTGCTCCGGCCGCGTATCATCATTGTACAGATTCGCGTCCGTAAACATATCGTAAATAACGCCTTCGGCAATCACCCACAAGCCAAGAATCATCCGCTTATACCAGATCCCCTGATACAAACGCATGTAGCGCTCTTTCACCTCATCAGTAAGTGATAAGTTATCATCAAGCGTAAAGTGCAAGTGTAGGATTCGTTTTTCTTCAGCTTTATCAATGTAATCCGTTTTAATGTAATGATACGGCGATTCCGGATTACAGTTCATCCAGATTTTAGAATTTTTAACAGAGCAGCGGCCAATCATCTGCTCCACAAATGATCGCGGAAACAATGCCGCCTCATCCGCCAGAGCTCCGGCGGCAGTCAACCCTTGAATCACATCCTGACTGGCTTCATTGCTTGCACCAAAGCAGTAATATGTATTACTGCCGATTGTTATATAATTCTCCGACCGATTGTATGTATACGGCACCTGCATAGAGTGCAGGATTTGGAACATCGGCCAAAGCAGATTACGTTTTAATGCGCCGGACGACCGCCCCGCCACGATAAACGCCTGCCCCTCAAACTGACTGAGTGACCAAAGCAGAAACGCATTCACCATAGCAATTGTCTTTCCGGAACGAATAGACCCGTCAGCGATAACCAAATCATAATCAGCATATGGCGAATTTCCCTGCATCCACCATGAGAGAAGTTGTTTTTGCTTTCGGGAAAACGGCAGAAATTGAAACGATGCACCCCTATCAATTACCGCCATTATTCCACACCTCCGACGTTCCAGCCTGTAACGCATTTATATAGCCCGCCAGATCTGGCTTGCCCTCTGCAGACCCCAGACGTTTAATATTCTGTATTTCTGCCCGCATCTTATCAATGCGAGTAATACGTTCCTCATTCTCCGGAGATTCCGGGAGCATATCCTCATATATTCTTAGCATATGTGATAGTGTAGCCATTGCTCTGGCTTGTGTATTCAAAAACGACTGCCATTTATCAAAGACCAATACTTTCTCGGTATGCGTTGATACGGTCACTACCCGCTTACCGGTCGTATCCGTACTTACAGTTTTATCCGTAGTAGTGACTTCCGTATCTCCTTGTCGGATAAATTCAATCATCGCCTGCCACGACGTCATGATCGCGACGAATTTCAAGCTGATCAACATCCACTGTATATCAAGCGGAGATACGCCCCGCAATTCAGCGGCAGCCTTGAGCGTTTCCGGCGTTAAATATTGACTGTACCTGTCTCTTATACACATCTGACGCTGC